GACTTTATACCACATCCAAAGTAAAGCATTCTGTCTCTGACTTCTATTCATTCTATCTTCTTTCAAACTGATCACTGCTTTCTCCACTTTAGGATTATCAACAAAGAATGATTTAACTAAACTCTCGATAACCTGTTGCTTTGGTTTATCTCTATATAATACTCTCTTCATTTCTCTCTCCATTAGAAACACAAAAACCACCCGTTAAGGTGGTCTCTGCTTTGAATATTGTTGTTGACTACATGCACCAGTATCTTTCTGTTGAAGGATCAGTGCAACCACCACGATCATTAACTGACATAGTTTTAGTTAAAACCTCATCACTGCCAGTGTACTTGTTAGTGTATTTAACCTCAACTTGTTTTTCAATCTTAGTGTGGTAAATATCTGCATCTGCAATTGCTAACTCAACCATCTGATCAGTCTTATCCTTGTAACCTAACTCACGCTTTCTAGGATCAGTAGACTCAACTTCGATTTGAAGAGACTTACAAGGATGATAAGAAAAACGATACTTATCTTCATTAGCAATAAGATCAGCAAACTGTTGCTTAAGTTTGTTTACTGCTCTAGTACAAGCACCCTTTGTTTTGAAATACTGAATACCATAAACTTTGTGGTTCACTTTAACTGCTTCTGTAGTATCTGTTCTGTAAATAACGAATGACATAATTGATCTCCTATTTATTAAAAAAGTATCTTATTTATTTAAGATGTGAACATTATCTCATACGATAAATAATTCTGTCAAGCATTTTCGTAAAAAAAAGTTAAAAAAAATTTTAGACATAAAAAAACCACCCCGAAAGGTGGTCTTAATTGAGTGTGATCAGTTTACATCCTTTTCAAAACTGTGTCATCAAAAGGAATATTAATACCATCAATTTCTTTCAAAATTCTAATCTTGCCAACTAGATTTGATAATTCTTTCATAAGTAACTCTTTATCGCTCTTAAGTTTTTTGTTTTCATCAATCAACTTATCAATCATTCTCTCAGTTGAATACTCATCTTGTGCAATTTGCTCTACTGTCCATTCACCACTCAGTATCCTCTTTGCCATACCTAAAGCGTTTTTCCATTCTTTGCTGTTATATTTGTCATTATTTTTCATTTTCGACCTCATTTATTTAAAAAGTATGCATATATTATCTTATCACATACGATAAGTCAAGTATTTCTGTAAAAAAAGTTTGGATCATAACTTTCATACATAGGTCGAAGGTGTTTTTCTAGGCAATAATAGTATGATTCACCCGTTCTAGGATTAGTCTTTTCATACTTCTGATGCTCTGATTTGTATTGCCATCCACAGATCTGATACTTAGGCATTGATCCTCTAACAAACACATACACATCCACATCAGACTTTGCCTTCCTGTCGTTCTTTCTAGATGACCACATTGTCTCAGGATATTGATTAGGTTTATCGAAATCCCAATGTGCTGTCTTTACATCAACTTTAATATTAGAAACTATTAGATCAGCATCTGGATAGTCTGTTGGTGAAATGTCTGTTTCAAGATCAGGATATGCATTGTAGTGTCTACATGCTACTAACTCACCTGCACATCCCTCAATTGAAATTTCTACTGGATCACGCTGTGACTGTATCTGCTCCTTCACATTGCGATTCTGGTTGTTTTTACATCTTTCCTTACCCATCACCTTTGCCAATCTCTGTTCAAGCGAATTTAAGGCATAGAATTTGTAATCAGCGACCATAATGTATGTAATCGTATTTCACTTCAGGATAGTCATCATTCAACTTTTCTAACTCTTCATCGTTCAACTCATGACCATACTTAGTCAATGCAAAACTAATGTATGCATCTGTGTATTCTGGATAGTCTTTGTGATCAACACCATCAATCTCAAAGTCATCAATATCTTCCCACTTGATACCCATAATTATTCCTCTCCTATCGGTTGTTTTCTTTCCCATACTCTTTGACCATCGATCCAGATAAACTCTTTACCATCCCAAAGTTCACCTGTCACCTCAACTCTTACATGAAGTCCTAGATCAACAAGTTTCTGCCACACAGGGAACACACCTTCCCAAGCAGTGACACAATTAAATTCAAGAACTGATAGATTCTTAAAATCAGTATCTATTTTTACATCTGTAACACTGTGTATGTCACCCTTAGAACCCCAGTTAGTATCTCTCCAGTCTCTTCTAGAAGTTCTGTGATCAACAACTTGCTCAATAGGTTCTGGTATCACTGCTTGACATAGTGAATGTTTTTCTACTGCATCCCAAAGATGAATGATTGTTGCTCTATCACCTTCAAGTCTTACTTTTTGTCTTACATTATTTGGCATCTCAATCTCCTGTTTATTAAAGTTATTAATTCAAAGCACCTTTCAAAAATCCATTAATGACTCTGCCATCAAAATTTAGCAGTGAAATTCTAGTTCTTTGATTTGATGATCTGAAACCAGTAATCACTACTGACCAAGATTTACAATGCCATTTAGTCCAATGAAATACATCATCCTTGTCTCCACCGAAAACATTATTAATTTGAATTTCAGCATTATCATTTTGATCTGGAATAAAAGTGACTTCCATTGCTTTTCTGTCAAATGTTGTTTCTCTTTCTACAAAAGTTGTTACTGAGTTACCCTTCTTTAATTCTTTAGCGATTTCAGAAGGTGTAACTGAAAATTTAAAAGTATTTTTATCTGTGCATTTCATCTCATATTCCTTATTTTTATTAAAGATATGAGTATATTATATTATCGTATACGATAAGTCAAGAACTTTTTGAAAAAAAATTAAATTAGCAACGCCACCTGCGTCTTGCTTGTCTAATTCTTGAGTTTGGATCGTTCTGTGTTTTCTTACTAGAACGCTTTAATTGACCTAATGATCTGGCACAATATGACTTCCTTCTTGTCGCTCTTTTGCCAGTTGGATTCTTTTCTGTGACTGCTGTCTGTAGTTTTGATCCTTTATTCTTTCTACGATACTCAGCAACGCCCTTCTTTGTCATACCTGCACCCTTCTTAGTAGGTCGGTAATTAGCACCTTTGCCTTTAGTAGTTCTTTTTATCGGAACAGTTTTTTTACGAGTTGCCACAATTCTTTTTCAAATCTTTTAAGCGATTTGTTTAATTGTAACAGTTTATCTTCCATATTTCTCGACAAATTTGTTGACTTGTTCTAGGTGATATTCTTGTGTGCCATAGACTTCTTCAAACTTCTCTCTACCCATGCCATGAATACCATTATCAGATCTGTGATGCTCCCAACATAGTGGAATTGTGTATTGATCATCTGCCTTCATAGACATACCCTTATAGTTATGACCAATTAGATGATGCACCTCTGGTGTAGGTCTCCTGCATATGCAACAACCATATCTACTCAATGCATTAAATCTTTTTTTTCTCTCTATGTTAGTCAATGATTCTCCAAGATCTGAGTATTTCTTCAACATCCGATACAGAATATGCAACTTCCACTTTGCAACCAGTGTCCGTAATCTTTCCGAATACTTCAATTTGATTCTTTGTAACTCTGCCTTTAGGACTATTATCCGTCTTTGGTCTCTTAACCTCGATAAAATACGCAAAACCATCTTTCAATATGCACAGGTCTGGAATACCTGCTTTCACCCCTTCTGCTTTTAATTTACTTGCTACCTTGATGTGTCTATGACCACCATTAGGAACTGCAAAATAAAATATCCTCTGTAGATCTAAATACTGACAAATTGCCTTCTGAACTTCGTGTTCAATCTCTTTTGGCATAGGTTGTCAGGAACTCTTGTTTTTCTTTGTGCTGATTCTCAATAGTATCAAGTCCATCAATTGCAAGATCTTGTATCTCTGTGTCATCACATAAATATTCAATCTTTGTCAATATGTCTTTTAACTCGTTGATCAGTTCAGCATCACTAAGAATTGCCATCTCTGTATAACTTCCTTAAAAACCATTTATTGTCCTTAATATACCTATCATAGGACTTGTGTTTAAAGATTTTACAACAGAGACACTCTTTACAATACTCGGTAAACTTGACAGCACAAAACACTCTAAATGCCGAATTTCTTACGCCACCTTTTCGCATTACCTTTAACACACTCTACCCCTCTAAGTGACAAATGCAGATCATCGGCATCTTTTCTAAATCTATGTTGTAGACCAGAAAAACTTATACCTAACATTTCAGCAAACTCTTGCTGTGTTATTTCAAGTTCTTTCAGTCTTTCCTTGATACTTTCGTATCTAAATGATTTATCTCTCATGATAATAATTATATCAAAATGCTTTGTTAAATATTTTAAAAAAGTTGTTTCTTTCGTTACGCTCTTTTTCTAATTGCATCTTTGTTCCCATTCTTTCATATAGAACTGATTTTGAAGTTATATTGCTTTTTTTCTGCAACAGTTCATCATAGGTAAAACCTTTAGACATTCTAGTGTGGATAGTTGCTTTGTGTATTTCAGTTCCATGCAACTTTTTATATTTCTCCACAATTTCTGAAACTGTAAAAGTTTTACCCCCCATCTTATATATTTTTTCTGGTTTTGTTTTCATTGCTAGAACGGAATCTCATCTACAAATTCTACATTTTCTGCAACTTTAACCTCTGGTTGTGGATCAGTTCCATATCTAGGGTTTTCTGTCGATGCTTGTCCTTCAGGTTTTTGTAGTGACATAATTGTAGAGTTAAAACCTTGAACCTTGATCACAGTTCTGTATTTGTCTTGACCTGTTTGATCTTGATACTTCTGAGTCTGTATTTTGCCCTCTACATTGACTAATTGACCTTTCTTGTAGTATTTGCCAACTGACTCTGCAATCTTGCCCCATACCTCAATATTGTGCCATTCAGCGTTTTCTTTCCACTCACCACTGCTGTCTTTCCATCTCTCACTTGTTACTAATGAAAACTTTGCAAGTGCTGTGCCATTGATGTCTTTGATCTCTGGATCTTGTCCAAGTCGACCAATTAAAATTGCTTTATTAACCATTACTTATACTCCCATCCTTTACCAAAAAACATTGATGCCCAAGTTTTCATTTCATTATCTTCTGTCCATGCTTCGTGTAAACCTTTGCATTTAAGAATACTACCCATCTCTTGACCTAGTTCATAATCTTCAGAATGATTAGTAGTGATCTTCATTTGTCTGTTTAACACTCTAGCAATCTTATCACCACCTCTACTCATCTTTAAACAGTTGTCATTGTAGTAGTGAATCAAACCCAAACCCATGCCCATATCTTCTGAATATTTAGCATAAGCACCTGTTGTAAAAACAATACCTAATACAATTGCAAGACTAGGTATAAACCATTTGAAATATTCCTTCATATTTACTCCTCTTTTTAAAATTAAGTGACTGTTTTTGCCTTTACTAACGAGGATTAAGTTATGAGATCGATTCCCCGACTCAGCAATACAGGTAACAGTCAAACCCCTGAGTTTAGTTAACCATGTATGCAACTATGTGCAACACGCCTAATAACGCTATATATTCCATTACATACCATCCTTACCATCATCTGGTGGTGTGGTCATGCGACCTTCAGTCTTTGCTTGTGCATCATCTAAGATTTGCTTATGAAATGCTTTCATCTCATCAGACTGATTGTCTTTTATGTAACTGTGAACTCTACCTACAAACTCTTTCTTTAGATCCTTAATCTCTTTCCAGACTTCTTTGTATGCTTCTGCATCTTGCATACTTACAGTCTCTTCTAACTCTGCAAGGTATTTATCTCTAAGTTCGTTTACACGCTTAGTAGTTTGTTCATTTAAAACTTGTTGTTGCTCTTTAGCAAGTGCTACTTCATCTGCACTAGCGATTGATCCGTTCGTGCCTATCGACATGAAACCAAGACATCTTCCAATGCAACTCGTCTCACAGTTTTCTACATAACTTGTGCCATTGATTTTACCCATAGATCTATCTTCTTGAGCATGACCTGTGGCAACTAATTTACCTTCAACATATGCATCTGCTCTCATTACTATGACACCATCTTCGTGTGATAGTATCTCAGTCATGATCTGACCAGTAGGGTAATGTTCCCTAAAGTATGCAACTCTCTCATCTACTGTGTAGTAGTCATTATTATGAATTTTAACTGGCATTTCTATTCTCCCTCTTTAACTCATCTTCTCTATTCCACTTCTCTTGTTCCTCAACAATCTTGAAGAACTCCCACATCATCCAAAGGACGACACCTGCAAACAATACTTCGATCATGCTATGCTCTCCCTCAACCACTTATCCCATTCTGCTTGAACCTTAGGTTGTCTCATTTCATAATCAGCAATCTTTTTATCAACTACTGTGCTATCAGCACCATGCAATACTGCATTTGCCTCTTCAGGTGTAATTACATCTCTACCTATCATCTCTGCTAAAGTCTCATGTGAATACATTATCTTAACCCCTCTATTAAACACCATACGGCATCGCCAAAATTATCTGCTAATTGCTCTCTCGCTACTGGTTCAAAGTTATAAAAATATGAATAACCATCATCTGCTTCATACATGTAATTCTCAGATGACTTGATCATATTAACAACTGCTCTTTTAGTTTCCTCAATATTATGAACAGTCCAGTCACCATTGCTAGGCACAAAGTTATGCTCTATTGCCATGATTGACTTTTTAATATCTGTATAGAAAGACTCTGTCGCCTCGTCTATATAATCCCATGAATCGTTGTGATCTACTAACATTTGATCTCCTATTTAATTAAAGTAAACTTATTATCTCATACGATAAATTGTTTGTCAAACTTTTTTTTAAAATAAAATTCCCTGAGTAGCAACACTGCCACCTGCATCATATCTAACAAGGTCTCCCTTAGGGTAATCGTATACCTTGTGCTTAAATACTTTAAATAATTTTTTCTTTTGTTTTTTTGTCGCATGGAAATAAATGTATCTGTGTTTGTCTGTTGTTTCTCTCCAGTAGAATTTATCACCATAGTGATCCATTACATCTTCAACAGTAACTTTTTCTCCACCTCGAATCTTGACTAACTTATCCCAGATCGTTTTGTGGTGGTAATGCTCCATACCTTTGACTGCCCACTTCTTTTCACCTTTGTATGATCCACAATACATAAAGTTAGTTGCTTGATAGACAAAACCGATATGATTAACGCTCGTATCTGCGAAACTAACAACGATTGTTGGTTTAGGTAGCATCTGCATTGCCCGACCAACTAAGATCGATGCACAATTCTTTTTCGGACTTTCAATAACTAATCTGTTTAACTCAACTACATTACTTTTGTATTCTATTCCACAAATACTTTCGCAAAGAGTTGAACTTGGTGGTGATCCAAATGTTACTATCCCGATTAACGCACCATCATCGAAAAGACCGAATGCGTAACTAATCGAAGGAATGGATCTCGAATAATGTTTTTCGAGTAACCAGACTTTTGTATCATTATATTTGATTGGTTTGACTTCCATATTTGCTCATTTTTAAGAGATTATGTATTAACCTATACCTTACCCTTACCTAAATCCTTAACTTTTTAAATAGTAGGTGTGAGTTTCCCCACACCCATTATCAATTATGCTTTGACTTGATCAAGTGTTACTTCTTCGATAAATTTATCATCTCCGAAGTAGACACCCTTACCATCACAATCTTCATTTTTATATCCAATCTGTTTGCCAACTTGAATGCATTCAAAATCAGTTACATCGTAGACATACATTTTTGTTTGTGATTCATCGATTACATAGTAAGAACCCCAATCTGATTTAAGAAATTCTTTTGCTCTTTTCTTTTGGCGTTCCATGTCAGAACCTCTTGCCCATGAACCACCTGCACCAAATGGAATGTATACTAGATAATTTGTGTCTTTGTCTTTAGACATATTGATCTCCTATTTAATTG